TCATAACTATGCTGACGCTTGGGATGATGACAGAGGCATGATGAAGTTAACATGGGGAGGAAAACCAACCTATATTAACTACGAAGGTCCCCGTTATAGAACTACAGCACTTAGCAGACTTATCGATACACCTGATACTATCCTCAACAGTAAAACATATTGTAGAGCTACGTTAGATGTGCCGATTAGTTATGAAGAAGCTACCTTTATTAAAGAAACATTTGCATCACAGTATCAGCTAAGAGAAATTAGTTTACTGCCTAGCAAAAAAGAAGAACATACACAAGAATGGCGCACTGTAGACGACATTGAAGTTGAAAATGTAGACAAGATTGTGTATAATAGTTTAAATGCAGTTGATAGCGATCTTATCGATAAGAAAATGCTAGTCGACATATATAATTCCCTATGATTGTAATTAAAGACTTAACTATCAAAAACTTCATGAGTGTTGGTAATGTTACTCAAGCAGTAAGATTTAACAAAAACGGACTAACACTAGTATTAGGCAATAACTTAGACTTAGGCGGAGACGGTTCTCGTAACGGCACAGGTAAGACTACTATTGTAAATGCATTGTCCTATGCAATGTATGGCAATGCACTTACAAATATCCGTAAAGATAATCTCATCAATAAAACAAACGCAAAAGGTATGTTAGTAACACTAGACTTTGAAAAGGATGGTGTTCCATACCGTATTGAACGTGGTCGTAAGCCAAATGTGTTTCGTTTTGTTGTTAACAACCAAGACGTTAACAACGAAGAAACAGATGAAGCACAAGGCGAAAATCGTCAGACGCAAGAAGTAGTTGAAAAACTATTTGGTATGTCTCATGACATGTTCAAACACATCGTTGCATTAAATACATATACAGAACCATTTCTGAGTATGAAGTCCAATGACCAACGAGCAATCATCGAACAACTACTTGGAATTACAATGCTTAGTGAGAAAGCAGAGGTTCTGAAAGAACAGCAAAGGCTCACTAAAGATGCAATCAAAGAAGAAGAGTATCGCATTAAGGCAGTTGAAGAAGCAAATCAGCGGATTGAAAAAAGTATTACTGATTTGGAAAGACGTCAACGATTGTGGCAGTCAAAAAAACTCGAGGATTTACAGAGTTTAAACAACGAAATCGTAAAGCTAGAGAAAATTAATATCGAAGACGAATTAGCTGCACATGTTGCATTAACATCGTATCTAGAAAAGAAACAACAGATTCAAACACTTGAGTCTGAGGTTAATAGACTTACCAGTAATATTAACAAAGAACAAAAACGTCTCGATAAAGCCACAGACGATCTCGATGCAACGTTAGAACATAAATGTTATGCATGTGGTCAAGAAATTCACGATCAACAACATGACAAAATTCTAGAAACTAAACGTGCAGCGGTTGAAGAATGCAAAGTGCTGATTCAAACTGATATTGAGACAAGACAAGCATATCAGACAGGCTTACAAGATTTAGGTCCTCTAGGCAATATGCCAATGACTCATTACAACACAGCACAAGAAGCATATCAACATCAAAGCAAATTAGAAGCATTGCGTCTTCAGTATTCTACAAAAGAAAACGAAGAAGATACTTACCAAGAGCAAGTCAATGCTCTTAAAGAAACTGGATTGCAAACTGCTAGTTGGGACACAATCAATGATTTAACAAGGCTCAAGGAACATCAAGATTTCCTTCACAAATTGTTAACAAATAAAGATAGCTTTATTCGTAAACGCATCATTGAACAAAACTTAACATATCTTAACAGTCGGCTTGCATATTATCTTACCAAACTAGGACTACCGCACGAAGTTCAGTTTATTAGCGATTTATCAGTTGAAATTACAGAGCTAGGTAGAGAACTAGACTTTGATAATTTAAGCCGTGGAGAACGCAACAGACTTATACTAGGTCTAAGCTGGGCATTTAGAGATGTGTTTGAAACTATGAATACACCTTTAAACTTTATGGCAATAGACGAGCTTATCGACAGCGGTATGGACACAAACGGTGTAGACAATGCACTAGGTGTTCTTAAGAAAATCGAACGTGAACGTAATAAGAACATATTCCTTATTTCTCACAGAGATGAATTGCAAGGTCGTGTTAACACGATTCTTCAAGTTGTTAAGCAAGATGGCTTTACAACGTTTAGTATTGATACGGATTTTGTCGATGCAGTCACATAAATTTAACTGGTTAGCAGAAAAAGTTAAAGGCCCTATGATAAACGAAAGTCCAGATGGTGGCAAAACTATTCGTAGCAGACCAAGTTCGGAACACCCTATAAATATGCTAACTAAAGGCATTATCCCGATAGATACATGGTATAAAATTTTTAAGGATAAACATGACTATTAATAATTCAGTATTAACTTCATACGGTTACAGCAATATATCAACAACGGGAGATACTGTTACTACAGTAACAAGTTCACCGGGTTATTTTTCATCAGCAGGCTATGCAGGTCAAGTGTATACAATTGACAGTTCTCTACACAGTGATCCTACAAAACGTTATTCATTGAAAAATGAAGGTAAGTTGCCTTACGATGTTTGGGCATTAATGTTTAACGACAATATACTAAATGACTAATTTTATTTTTGATGTTGACGGAACGTTAACTGATTCCAGAAAACTGATTGACAAAACATTTAAAAACTTTATGCTAGAGTTTACAAGGATGCATACTTGTTATATCTGCACAGGCTCCGACAGGCAAAAAACAATAGAACAATTAGGCGAAGATCTTACCAATCAATTTACATTGGCATTTCATTGTAGCGGCAATCATATTTTTAAACAAGACAAAGAAGTTTTTATCAATAATTGGAAAATCTCAAACGAAGAAGTTTGGTTTTTAAAAGATAATCTCTCAAAATCAAACTATATCGAAAAAACAGGCAATCACATAGAAGAACGTATTGGCACTGTCAATTTTAGTATTGTAGGCAGAAACGCAAATTCAGATCAACGGGCAAGATATTATAGTTGGGACAATAAATTTAAAGAACGTGAAAAAATAGTAAAAGAATATAATGAATATTACGGGCACAAATCACATGCAGCAATTGGTGGCGAAACAAGTATTGATATCTTTAAATTAGGCTGCGATAAATCTCAAATAAAAACCCACATAGAAGGCGAGACAATTTACTTTGGCGATAAATGTTATCCAGGTGGTAATGATTATGCTATAAGCAAAATATGTGATAGCTTTTATCAAATTGATAATGGTTGGAAACAAACATTTTCAATACTAGAAAAAATAACAACATAAACACTAGTTTTATGAGGTTCGTTGATATATACAGTATAAGATGATTTGGACATATAAAGGTAATCCTGTTGAAGAAATTCCAGAAGGCTATATGGGCTTTGTTTACCTTATCACAAATCTGACAAATGGCAAGCGTTACATTGGCAAAAAACTAGCAAGTTTCAAAAAATCAAGGCCACCTTTAAAAGGCAAGAAAAACCGTCGGCGTTATACAGTAGAAAGTGATTGGCGTGACTATTGGGGTTCCAGTGACAAACTACAAGCAGACGTTTTAGCATTAGGCGAAGTAAATTTTACAAGAGAAATATTATATTTTTGCACCAGTAAGGCTGAATTAAGTTACTTAGAGGCTCGTGAACAGTTTGAACGTAAAGTTCTTGAAACTGATGATTATTATAACGGCATAATTGACATCCGTGTTGGCAAGTCTAAGGCTCTATTAGAATCTCTCCAAAATCAAAAAGACATACCCTCCATATAAAAGCATTGAGGAGGCGACACTAGGTGTTTAGCCAACGGACCTTGCTGAGGGAAACAAACCAAATGAGTGGGCTCTCCTGTGCCATTGGATCCCACGGATAGCCGATACTGTAGACGTTATTGCAGTCGGTGTTTCTGCGTTGTAAGCAGTGCGTAAAGGGGTAAAGCACAACCGCCTCTGCCTGTATAAGGTTGCACTATAACGTTGCGCTAGTGGACGATGGGTAATACCTTGTTCGGTCGCATTTAGCTGTAACAAGCTAAGTGCGACTGAAACTCCAGGTAATATATAATCATAAAAGATT